TGGCGAAGGAATGGGCCGACCAGGAAGTCCTGATCGTCCGCGTCAGCCAGATCGAAACAAAGGTCCTGGCCGTCGACGGAATTATCGACGTCACCGGAACCACGATCAACGGCACGACCCAGAATATCAGTCTGGCGTCGAACGCTATTCCGGTTCTGGGGGTGGTCGAAAATGTTACTTAAAGAATACTGGCCGCGTTGCCTTCAGGAACTGATCGAATTCGACCAGATCGCAAACGCAGAACAGCCGGAATTCGAAAGGGCCGTCAGTGACGTCAGGAACGCCGCTGACGACTTCTTTCTTGTGTCCCTGACCGAATATGGGTGTCAGCGGTGGGAAGCGATTCTGGGCCTTTCTGTGGCCCCTGGCGACACTTTACAGGAACGCCGCGAAAGAATCCTGATCCGATACCTGGATCAGCTTCCCTACACTTACAGGACCCTTCTGAAGTATCTGTCCACGGTCAGCGAAGACTTCAGCGTCACACTGGACGAAAACGCCTATGATCTACTGGTCAGAATCCGCCTGGAAGGTTATTCACAGCGCGACGCCCTGGTGGCCACACTGGGACAAATGATTCCGGCGAATTTGGTTCTTCGTATGAAGACCGAAATTCCACAGAAAATCGAACCGGCCCAGACGGCCGCCTGTTCCGCTATGGCGGTTCTGAATCGGCACGTCTACAAGCCGGCCGAATAAGGAGGAAACCACATGGCAAAATTCAAGTCTATCGTTACCGACAGCGGCGTCGAAGCGCTGACAGCCTTGATCGCTTCAGGACAGGGACTGAACCTGACGCGCGCGGCCGCCGGAAGCGGTGTTCCGGACGTCAGTCCGAACACCCTGTCGGGACTTATCAATCCTGAAGACGTAACCGCGAACCTTGCCGGAAAGGAATTCGTCGACGGCACACCGGCGATCATGCGAATTCCCGTTCAGATCACGAACGAAGCACTGGAAGCGAACGTCTGGGTCAGAGAAATCGGCGTTTTCGGCCAGGACATCAACGGAAAGGAAATCCTGTTCTGTTATGGGTGGCTTGACGGCGAAGACAGTGACAACGTCATTCCGGCGACGTCTTTCGAAGACGGGGCCGACACTGTCCACATTCACGACCTGGCCGTCTTCATTACGAACCAGGAAGCGGCCGCCGTGTCCGTTCAGGTGGGCGCCGGTTCCTATGTCACAAATACCCAGTTAATCGCCTACGCGGCGCCTGTGGGCCATACCCAGGCCGCGTCCACGATTAACGAAACGACCGGCGAAACGACCGAACAGGTTCAGCGACGCCAGGACAACGACATTCAGTCGATCCTGGACCAGTTAAACACCGGCTTCACGGGAACCACCGTGACACACACCTTCGCGCCGGCACAGATCGCGAACTGGGTCGGTTACGACGGCGACGGCGTTCCGGAAGGAATTCTGGACACGTCCCAGAATCGCCTGTATCTGTGACCAGTTTCGCCTGTACGCCTTCAGAAACGTCCTGTCTGGTGTCTAACCTATTCACCGAACTTCGGCCCGTCTGCGGCCGCTGTGAGGGTGACAGCGTGGTTCTGTGTGGCGTAACCTACGAAGGCGCGGAAGAAACCGTCGTCCTTCGTGAATATGGCTTCGACTATTCCGGCGATCCGGAAACGGTCGAAAGAATAAGAAAGCGAAGGTGTATCAATGGGAACCCGAAGAAATTATCAGCGATCTTCGAATAAAAACGAAAGTCCGCTTCACGTTCTTCCGGTGGCCGACAAGCTGATCGACTACACCCTGGACCTGACTGACAACGCGAACCGCTTCCCGAAGAAGGTTCGCTTTTCTATTGTCAACAGAATCCAGGGTCACGTCATGGCCATATATGACGACCTACTGGAAGCGAACGAAATATTCCCGATCCGCGACGAAGCGGATCGCCTGGAACGGCTTCGTCTGCAAAGGGCCGCCCTGACCGAATGTAAGAAACTGCTTCACATGATCGAACTGTCGAAGAAGCGGTCCTATATCGACAAGGGAACCTTTGACTACTGGACGAAGCTGACCCTGGACGTTAAGTTTATGACCGCTAAATGGTATAAGGCCGAACAGGAAACCGCCGAACCGGTGGAACCTTCGGCGCCGATACCTGAAGGCGTGTGATAAAACCCATTAGGGAACGACCTGTTACCCCGAACGCCGGCAACGCGAACAATGCGCGCAATGTCAACACTGACGGCAGTCTGAACAACAACAACGCGTACAATGGCAACAATGGCGTTCGGCCGGATTTGGTGGAAAACGTGACCGAGTAAGGCGACGAACCTGAAAGCAGAGTACCCCAACAAAGGAGGTCGTTTCCTTCCGCAAGCCGGAAAGGCTACGGTAAATACATGATTGACGACGAAAGGCCTTCCGTGGTGACGGCCGGACTATAAGCGTCAAGGAGGATTCTAAATTGAGCGAAGAACAGAAAGCAGAACCTTCTGACTTCGCGTCTGTCGCAGACTTTAACAGCCTGTATTCGTCGTATACAGAAGCGCGCAAAGGTAAACGGTGGAAGTATGCCGTCTGCAAATACGAAGCGAACATTCTTGAAAACCTTATGTTCATTCATTTCATGCTGACGTCCCACAAATACCGCCTTTCGCCTTACAATTGCTTCATAGTGAAGGAGCCGAAGGAACGCCTGATTATGTATAATTCATTCCGTGACAAAATCGTTCAGCACAGCCTTTGCGACAATGTCCTGGAACCGGTTCTTTCGAAAACCTTCATATACGACAACTACGCAAGTCAAAAGGGCAAAGGAACACACTTCGGCCTTGACCGCCTGAAACTGTTTATGCAGAAGTTTTACCGGCAACACGGGACGGACGGGTGGGTCCTGAAGTGCGACGTTCGAAAATACTTTTACAGAATCGATCACGACGTTCTGAAATCACAGCTTCGCCGGCTTATCAAAGACACCGACGTCTTATGGCTTCTTGATATGATCATAGATTCCACAGAAGGACCAGGAATCCCGATCGGGAACCACACTTCACAATGGTTCGCGGTCCTGTACCTGTCCGGAATGGACCACATGATCAAGGAACGTCTGGGAATCAAATTTTATGGCCGTTATATGGACGACTTCTATCTGATCCACCACGACAAGGAATATCTTCAGTATTGCCTGGAAGAAATCAGAAAATTCCTTGTTCCGCTTGGACTGGAACTGAACCAGAAAACGGCCATATTTCCCTTGACCCAGGGAATCGACTTCCTGGGTTTTAGGACCTACATGACGGACACCGGAAAGGTGATCCGCAAAATTCGCCGTGACAGCAAAAACCGAATCAGACGAAAGCTGAAGAAATTCCGTCACCTTCTGGACGAAGGCCGGATCGACATTGAAACGATCATTCAGTCATATTCGTCCTGGACCGGCCACGCCGAACACGGGAACAGCTATCATCTGATCAGGAAGACGGACGACCTGTTCTTCAGCCTGTTCAGAAAAGAATTGGAGGGAATAACCTATGGCGAAATTACTTTCCGCTTTGCCCGTTGGCGCAGTCGTCAAGTCGGCGAACACGAAATACAACGGGACGGCGATCAGGTTCATCGTCGGTCATCAGGACACAACGAACGGCCGAACGAAACTGGTCACTGAAAAAATGATCACGCTGAAATGTTTCGACGCGAAGGAAGTGTCGAACAGCAATTCCGACCGCAAGAATTACGGTAACAACCGATATTCTGTTTCGAACATTGACCAGTGGTTAAACAGCGCCGCTTCTTCCTGGTATTCCGCAAGGCACAGCGCCGACGCCGCGCCCACAAACGCGAATGTCTGGTCAAACTATAACGAATACGACACCGAAGCCGGCTTCCTGACCAACTTCGAAGCGGACTTCCGCGCCGCGATCCTGGACACCGTGATCCGCGTCGCAAAGAACACCGTCACCGACGGCGGCGGTTATGAAGACATTACCCGAAAGGTCTATCTGTTGTCGAACACCGAAGTCGGCCTGGCTAACGAAAACAGCGTCGCAGAAGGAACCGTCTGGTCCTACTTCAACAGCGCCACACGTCGCCAGTGTAAACCTACGGCCGAAGCGGTCAGCAAGTCCGAATATACGAATTCCAGTCTGAACGCTTCTTCTGCCTGGTATTGGTGGCTTCGTACCCCGAACGCCGGCAACGCGCGCTATGCGCGCAGTGTCAACACTGACGGCGGTCTGAGCAACACCTACGCGTACTATGGCTACCTTGGCGTTCGGCCGGCTTTGGAATTGGCATCTACGAATCTGGTATCCGATTCAACAGACACAGACGGCGCTTATATCCTTCAGTGGAATCAGCCGCCCACTGATCCGTCTTCTATTTCCTACGGCACACCCCAGGCCGGAAACAGTCTGACGATCACGACCGGCGGTTCTTCTGATCCTGAAGGCGACGCCATTTCCTACGTCTGGGAAAGACGAACCGATTCCGGCGCCTACACCCAGATCGGGATCACGACCACAAAGTCGATCACTGACACCGTTCCGGCGTCCGGAACGACCTATCAGGTCCGCGTGAAGGCGGTCGACGCGAACGGCCTTGAATCCGGATATTGTACCGGTTCCGCGAAGACCATTTCCTACAACACCGCGCCCGTGATCAGCGGTTCCGACACCAACGTCGGCGCGAAGACCGACCCCTTCAGTCATTCCTATACTGTGACTGACGCCCAGGCTTCGTCCCAGACCTTGACCATCGTCGAAACCCTGACGAACGGTTCTGAAACGATCGCCCTTCGAAGCTACACCGCCACAAGCGGCGCCACAAATACGATCGACCTGACTGACGTCTGGTTGAAGCTGATCGCCGGAACCCACGTCCTGACGATCACCGCAAGCGACGGCGCCGGTGGAACGGCCACAAGGAAGATCACCTTCAGCCGAACCGTCAGCAGAATCGCGGCCGCGCGCGCCTTCAGGACCGATTCCCTGGTTCAGAAGGTCTTTATTTCTCTTTATCCGACTGAAAGGCCGGCAGATTCCACCCTTTACCTGGAAGTCACGAACAACCCGTTCGACGCTTCCCCTGTATGGGAGGAAATCACAAGCAAAGTGAACAGCCTTGTTCACGTTTTCAACAACACGACAGCCGCGAACGGTTACGGCCTGGGTTATCGCTTCTATATCCTGAAGGGTGACGAAGAAATCGAAGTTACACAGGCGACGATCCGTTTCGCATAAGGAAGGAGGAAACCGAAATGTTCGATCCTACAAAATGCGAAGCCGTCAGCATGAAGGAAGCAAAGGCACAGGAAGCACAGAACCCCGTGAATGAAATTTCCAGGGCGACTTCTATCGCTTTTGTGACCCTGGCTGAAGGCGGCCAGATCGACGACATAACCGCAACCGAAAACGCCAGTCAGTTTTCACCCTGGGTCTATCCGGCTACATACAAGGCCGGCAACATTCGCCGCCATAACGGCGAACTGTACCGCTGTATTCAGGACCACACTTCACAAGCAGACTGGACCCCTGACACCGCCGTTTCCCTGTGGGTGAAGATCGGCGATCCGACTGTGGAATGGCCCGACTGGTCACAGCCTGTCGGCGCCCAGGACGCCTATGACGCCGGCGCGAAGGTGTCACATAATGGTAAACACTGGACTTCAGACGTTGACGCGAACGTCTGGGAACCTGGCGTCTATGGGTGGACGGAGGTGACCGAATGACCGAAGGAATTATCATAGGACTTCTGTCCCTGGTCGGAACCCTGTCCGGTAGCTACTTCGCCCAGAAGAAAAGTACGGCTTTGATCGCCTACCGTCTGGAACAGCTTGAAAAGAAAGTTCAGCTTCATAATAACGCCGTTGAACGTTTGTATGAGGTTGAAAAGACGCAAGAGGTCCACGAAGAAAAGATCAAAGTCGCGAATCACAGGATCGACGACCTTGAACGTCACGATCACCATGAATCGGCGTAAGAAGAAGGCCGAATTTTCCAAAAGAATAATGGTCGTTGTGGGGACCGTCACGATCGTCGTGACGGTCTTCACTTTGGCCTTTGTTTGGAAAACTGGGGACGCGTCACCCCTGGCCTATCTGATTCCGGCCGTCTTCGCCGAACTGGCAACCGCGACGGGATTCTATTACAGCAAGGCGAAAGCCGAAAACCGAATCAAACTTCGGAAGCAATATGGCCCCGAAGTTTACAACGATACAAAGGAGGTTTAACCATGTATCAAGCAGTTATCGCGAACCTGGTGACGATCGGGTGGGCCATGCTGATTTTTTTAGCGGCATACCTGGCGAACGTCACCTTTTCCCTTTGGTATAACATCAAACTTCAGAAGGAACAGTTCAGCCGTGAAAAGCTGATCACAAGCGGCCTGAAGATTCTGACCTTTGTCGTCGGACTGACCCTTCTGTGTATTTCCGTGACTACGCTTCCCCTGTTTGCGAACGAAGTCGGGTGGGCGATCCCTGAAGAATATTCCGACCTGTTCGCCGACCTGGTGATCATTGGCGCCGTTCTTCTGGTGTCCTGTAAATACATCAAGGAAGCCTTCACGAAGTTCACCGCAATTTTGAACGCCGGCCCTGTGGATAATGTGGAAACTGTGGATAACACCCAGGAAGCAGAACCGGCCACGAATCCGATCAGGTTCACCGTGGGAAAGGACGTGACTGAAAATGAGCAATAGTCCCCTTGTAAGCTACACCAAAATTTCCCCGAACAAGACCAGTCCCAGAAATAAGAAGATCGACACGATCACGATCCACTGTGTCGTCGGCCAGTGTTCGGTCGAAACCCTGGGAAACATCTTCGCCCCTACTTCCAGACAGGCGTCTTCGAATTACGGCGTCGGCGTCGACGGCCGAATCGGAATGTATGTCGAAGAAAAGGACCGTTCCTGGTGTTCTTCCAGTGGCGCCAACGACCACCGCGCGATCACGATCGAAGTCGCGTCTGATACGAAACACCCCTACGCCGTAAACGACAAGGCCTTCGCCGCCCTGATCGACCTGGTGACTGACATCTGTCAGCGAAACGGGATCAAGAAACTGGTCTGGTCTACGAACAAGGCTGACCGCGTAAATCACAGAAACGGCTGTAATATGACCGTTCACCGCGATTATGCGAACAAGTCCTGTCCTGGCGATTATCTGTATAACCGCCACGGCCAGATCGCCGACGAAGTCAATAAACGCCTGGGAAGCTATCAGGAACCTGTCGTCGAAAAGGACGACCAGGTCGAAGAAAAGACCCTGGCCGTCGGAATGGAAGTCGACTTCACCGGAACAAGCCACTACACTTCCGCCTATAAGACCGCCACAAGGAAAACCTGTAAGGCCGGAAAGGCGAAGATCACCGCGATCGCGGCCGGCAAGGCCCACCCTTACCACCTGGTCGCAGTGTCCGGAAGGGGTTCCACTGTTTACGGGTGGGTCGACGCGGCCGACATTTCCGTCGGCGCCGATCAGACGATCCGCAAGGGCGACAAAGTGAAGGTCCTGAAGGCCCAGACCTACAACGGCGGAACCTTCAAGACCTATTATGACGTCTATGACGTGATCCAGGTGAACGGCGATCGTGTCGTCATTGGTGTCGGAAAGACCGTCACCGCCGCCGTCAAGGCGTCCAACCTTCAGAAAGTATAAACTGAATCACAGGCACAAAAAGAAGCGGTCAGGGATCACCCCTGGCCGCTTTTCTTGTTTCTGATCGTCTTTTCGATTATACCCCTGGCCTGGTCTTCCGGAATACCGCGTTCAATAGCCGTCTTCAGGGCCGCCTTCTTCAGACTTTCCACGACAACAGCTTCAGACGGGCCGAAGTCAATGTCGACCGGTTCTTTCGACCAGTCGGTCCCTTCTTCCAGAAGAAGAAAAACCTTCGCTTCCGCTTCCGTGATCGCGTCTTCGACAGCACTTCCGGAAACACGTTCACACTTTTCCAACGTCTGAACAATTCCGTTCCACCGTTTACGTTTGCCGGAAAGTGTTTTCAACGCGTCGGCCTGGGCAAGTTCCAGGTCAAGGACGGCCGGAAGTCGTTCCATGAACAGGGCGTCAATTTCGCCCTGGATTCCCTGACAGCAGTCGTCGCCGATCTGAAGGAAAGCCGTTTCCAACCGGAACGCGGCCGACTTTGCGTCTGAATATCGGCCTGTAAATGTGACCAGGTTCCTTGTATCGTTCAGAATTCGAATAGAATCCATCATTATTTCGTGGTTCCGGTTCAGTCTGTCCTGGAACAAAGGGTCTTTCTTCACGGCTTCCTGGTAAAGCCTTTCTTTGCGCTTCGCTTCACGCTTTTCCTGGCGCTTCTTTGAATCAAAAAACACAGGATCACCGCCCTTCTATATGTAAATTCTTTTTGAATAATCGCGTGATTCTGACCTTTAACACAATTATACGCGAAAAATGTGTTAAAAACAAGAATAATTCAGACGTTTAACACAAAAGTTACAAATGAAGGGAGGGTCTGGCGTGAAAATATACGATTATCAGGGGAAGAAGAACGTCAGCGGCGCAAGAATCCGCGAAGCCAGATTGAAGCGCCGACTTACCCAGGCGGACTTCGCGGCACAGTTACAGATCGCCGGTATAACCATAGAGCGCGACAGTGTCAGCCGAATCGAGATCGGAACACGCTTCGTCGCAGACTTCGAACTGAAGGTTATAGCGAAGGTTCTGAACGTGTCTGTCGACTGGCTTTTATCTGAAGACTGAACCAAAAACCGACCACCGGATCACCGGTGGCCTATTTTTTTACCCTGAACCCCTTGACAATATACTACCGGTAGTATATAATAATAGGCGTGAGGTGATTATTTTATGAGTAAAGCACAGACAGCCGCAAACAAGCGCTATAATACGAAAGCCTATGACCGAATCGAAATCACAGTCCCGAAAGGTGACAGGGAAAAAATCGCGAAGGCGGCCGAATCGGTCGGAATGAGCGTCAACGCCTTCATAAAAGAAGCACTGGCGGAACATATCGCCCGATTATCCAACATATAACGATCAGAAGGCCCTGTCCATTACGGACGGGGCCTTTTTGCTTACCCAGGGAGGAATAACAATGAAAAGACGCAGATTCAGACATTTATCATGGAACGATCGCCTGAAGATTGAAGCCATGTTGAAGGCCGGCCGGCATTACCAGGAAATCGCCGACGAAATCGGTGTCCACCTTCGCACCATTTACAACGAAGTCAAGCGTGGCCGTTATATCCACACGAATTCAGACCTGACCGAAGAAGAACGATACAGTCCGGACATAGCCGAAGCGGCATACAGGGAACACCTGGCGGCGAAGGGTCCTGATCTGAAGATCGGTAAGGATCACGCCCTGGCCCAGTATATCGAAAAGAAGATCGGCGAAGAAGGCTATTCGCCGGCCGCTGTCCTGGGCGAAATCAAGGAACAGGGAATCGAATTCCAGACGACGATCTGTGAATCGACCCTTTATTCCTATATCGACAAAGGCGTCTTTCTGACCATTACGAACAAAAGCCTTCCGGAAAAGAGCAAGAAGAAGCGTTCCTATAACCGCGTGAAGAAGGCTTCCCGTCCTTCCGCCGGTGAAAGTATTGAAAACCGCCCGAAAGAGATCAACGCCAGGGAAACCGTCGGTCACTGGGAAATGGACTGTGTCGAAGGCAAGAAAAAGACGAAGAAAACCCTTCTGGTTCTGACCGAACGAAAGTCCAGAAAAGAAATCATTATCCCTATGAAGGACCAAACAAGCCGAAGCGTTGTCGCAGCCCTGGATCGCCTTGAACGTCAATACGGCGCCGCCTTTTATAAGATATTCCAGACGATCACCGTCGACAATGGTTCCGAATTCGCTGACTGCCAGGGAATAGAAAAGTCCTGTCGCCGGAAAGGCAACAGGACAAAGGTCTATTATTGTCACCCCTATTCTTCGTATGAGAGAGGGACAAACGAAAATCTGAATAAAATGATCCGCCGGTGGTTCCCGAAGGGGACTGACTTCCGCCAGGTAACGGCGAAGGCGATCCGCCAGGTCGAAGACTGGATCAACAACTACCCCAGAGAAATTCACGGATTCAGAAGCGCGAATTCTGTGTTCGCTGAAGGCGTCGCCATGCTAATTTGAAATTATTTGTGAATTTTTGCAATTTAGTCTTGACTTTTTCGATTGTCCTGTCCGAGCAAAATACCGACATTCTCAACCAATTAATCATCGAAATAGCCTGTACTTTCTTTACGCTTTGCGGTATAATAAACATAATAAAAACATTTTCCGAAAGGTCCTGACCACTATGTTTGACAATCTGTTGATCAGCATGAACGCCGTTCTGCCGTTGATGATCTGCATGGGC